AAGACGTGAAAAAGGCTGTTGCAACAGGCAGGACACCTATTATACTGACAAACAGGACATCGCATGTGGAATTGCTTGTCGGAATGTTGAAACCTCATGTCGCCAACGTCGTCCGGCTTACCGGGGAAGGGACTGCCAAAAACAAGCGTGAAGCCCTGCAAAAGCTAAATGATATACCACAAGACGCTCCTCTCGTGATAGTAGCCACAGGCAAATATGTCGGAGAGGGATTTGACTATCCACGACTCGACACGCTATTTCTTGCACTCCCCATATCATGGAAAGGACTGGTCGCCCAATATGCGGGTCGCTTACATAGAGAGAATGAGGGAAAGTCTGATGTCCGCATCTATGACTATATCGATATACACGAACCTGTTTGTGAAAGCATGTACCGCAAACGGCTTAAAGGCTACTCTGGCATTGGCTATCGGGTACTTTCACAAGATAGCCCGACATTATTTGATACAACCGACAACTTGCAATTATCCTCGTGTGAGGGACAGATATTTAATGGACATACATTCCGTATGCCATTTACGAAGGAATTGAAAAATTCAAGTCAATCCATTGTGATATCTTCCCCTAAACTTTATCATACGGAACGAAACTTGTTTATCAAGATTTTAAAAGAACTTCAAGCCAATGGTATTGAAGTAGCTATTATTACATCAGCTCCAAACGGGCAGACGGACTTCTTAAAGAGCCAAGGATTATTCATTAAGATTGTACCAGGATTATCGTTATGTTCATGTGTCATAGACAAATCCACTATTTGGTATGGCAGCATTAATATTCTTGGATACCCGACAGAAGAAGATAGTATTATAAAAATTACAGATAGCAAGCTTGCAAATGAACTATTGGAGGTCATTTATAATAGAGGGAAGTAGTATGAACTCCAAAAGAAAGAAAAGCCTGCAAAAAGATTACAAAAGAAAAAAAAAGCAGGAAGATGCACAAGTGACACTGTAAGGACAATAAATTTTTCCTAACAGATAGGTATACTCCACCGTAGAAAAACATATTTTCAGGCTGAAAGCGGACGGAGTGCTCCGACGAATCGGGCCGGACAAAGGTGGATATTGGCAAGTGGTCGAAAAAAAGGATTGATTTTTCTGGAGGGAGCGCAGTTTGCCGTCTGCCCGCTTCATTTAACTTTCAAAAAATATCCCTTCTTATAGAATATCAGAACAGCATACAGACCGGTAGTATCCTACTATCTGTATATTGTTTCCCTTTGGGTTGTTTTTATATCGACTTTTCCGTCAGTCGCTTGTTTCCGCTGCCGTCGGCCTCCATTGTACAGACGTGAAAGGGGAAAGGTTTTCGGGCTGAATACCCTTTGCTTGCAAAGGAAGATTCTGCCCGAAACGGCACTGCCGCCTGACCTTTTCACTTTCAGGAAAGTCT